GGGGGGGGGCCCGCCCCACCCGCCCCGCCCGCCCCCGCAGCCAGAAAACCGCCCGCACCTCGTGCCCGGGCCGCACGGGCCGCTATGGTGCCCGCAGCGAAACCCCCGCGGCTGCCGTTCCAGCCGAAGGGTAATGCAGCCGGCTATTAAGGCATCGGAACGTCTGGACCAGATCGACCGCGAGCAGTTCGAGGCGATGCTGGCGTCAGCGCCGTTCGAGCTGCTTGCGGCGCGTATTGCGGCGGAACTCGAGCGGGCGCGGGCGGACTGCGAATCGCAGCTCGACGTGATCGCGGTTCACCGCGCGCAGGGCGCGGTGAAGGCGCTGCGGACGGCGCTCGACCTGCCGAAGATCCTGCTCAAGGAAATGAGCACGAAGATCGGGCGCTGAACGGTCGAATACCGTTTCATGTCCCAGACCGACAACAAGCCAGACACAAAATCGGAAACCCCGCCAGACGTCAAGCCGCCCGCGAACTACCTGTCCATCGCCGGATACGCGGTCAATCCGGACCATATCACCATGTTTGATCTTCGCCACGAGGATGTCATCGTCCACGTAGCGCAGAACTGCCTGGTCGCGCAAGGCCCGGACGCGGACAAGCTCCGCGCGATGTTCCCGCATGCCGTGCCGCCCGCTGCGAAGGCCGCGGAAGAGCCGCCGATCCTCGCCCCGGTCCACAAACCGGAGCCGGCGCACGAAGGCAAAGTGGAAGCGCATCGCCGGGACAAGTGAAGTGGGGCTCGTCCAGCTCAGATGCCACTACTGCAGCCGCTGGCGGCCGCCGTGGCGGGTCCACCAGCTGGGCGGCGACGGCCTCGACGCCGCCCAGACCATCTGCGACCACTGTCTTGAGTGGCACCATACGGCGATTGAATTCCTCGCCGGCCGCCGGCTGCCCGGCTGCCAGAACTGCGGCATGACCGCCGAGGCGCTGCGGGAATTGCTGAACAGCGGCGACGGAACGGTCGAAGTAAGGCTATATGTTCTCCCAAAAGACGGGGTGTACCAAGTCCTCTGTGCGGCCTGCGTGCGGCCCTACATGGGAAAGCGGGCGGATCTCTACCACGGCACCCCGTTCGGCTCAAACATTCTCAAGCTCTGAGGCACTATGACCCCGACCGATCCGACCGATCCCGCCGAACCACAGGAACCTGCCGCGCCCGCCGTCGATGCGGCCGAGCTGCAGCGTCAGATCGACGAACTGAAGGAACAGGTCGCCGAAGGTCAGCGCACGGCGGAATTCTGGGCCAACAAGGCACGGGCCGCGGCGCCTCCCGCGGCCGCCACGCCGGTCGAAGAAGACGAGCCCGACGTCCTCGAGGCGATCACGACGAAGGGCGCGAAGGGGTTCGACGAGTTGGCGTCGAAACGCGGGTTCATCCGCAAGGACGAAGTCGAGGCTCTCATCAACACGCACGCCGCCTCGCTGACCAAAGAGCAGGAGCTGCTCGGCCGGTATCCGGACCTGAAGAAGAAAGATTCCGAATTCTTCAAAGCGACGGCGCTGCACTATGGCGATCTGGTCAAGGCCGGCACCCCGCAGGCGGTCGCGATGGAACTGGCGGCCGAGAAAGCGGAGCTGGATTTTATGCGCACCGGAAAGCTTCGCCCTGCCGGCGAGCAGAGCAAGGAAGAGAAGGAAGCCGCGCGGCTCGCCCGTATCCGGGCGCAGTCGGGAGGCGGCGGCGGCCGCCAGCCGGCGCCGGACGCCGAGGAAGACGACGAGCTGACGCCCGAGCAGAAGCGCATCTGCGATCAGATGGGCGTTACTTACGAAGCCTACAAGAAACGCGCGAAGGCCGGCGTCGCGATGAGAAGGTCTTAAATGAGTGAAACCCGCAGCCATAAACGCAAACCGCCGGCCGACCCGGCCGTCGACGCCAACAAACGCATCCTCGAGGAGCGGCAGGCGCGGATCGATGACAAGAAAGCCGTCGAGACACTCGCGACCGATCTCGGGCTCGATTTGAAAGACCCGGAGCCCGACCCCGGCCGCCCGACCGACAATGTTGCGCAGTTCCTCGATGAAGAGTGGGACAAGAAGACCTTCGGCGATTCGATCCCGACTTACACCAGAACCGTTTACGGACCGGACAACCTGCTGATCTCGTGCCCGGAAATGAAAGCCTCGATCGAGAACGTTGGTCTCGAGGACTACGCGAACGCGACGGCCGAGGCGATCCTGCTGCGGGAAGAAAAGGCCGTGCCGGATCCGGTGCTGCAGAAAGGCCTGCGCGCCGCGATCGCGCGCTTCGGCAAGGACGCGGTTGCCACCGCGTTCCGCGACCGCATCCTGCGGATCCCGCGGCGCACGGTCGAGGTCGAAGCCGACCGTTCAGACGCCATGATCTTCGCGAAGCCGCTCGAGGAGGCCGTCATGAAGTACGGCAGTCCGGGCATGGCGCCCAAATTCCTGAGCGAATCCTGCATCGGCCGGCTGGGGCTGCGCGGATACGTGATCGTGAAAGACGAGCGGGGCGACCCGGTCAAAGTCGGCACCCTCATCATGGGCGAGATCCCGATCCGGATGGCCGAGGCGCGGCGCCAGTACTGGGCGAACGAGTCGGACCAGCAGATTCAGGAGACCGTCGAGCAGTTCGAGGACACCGCGGCGCGCGCGATCCGCGATAAAGCGGGGTTCTCGGTGCTGCGCCCGGGCGAGCAGGTCAGCTCGAGCGCCGCGGGAGACTTCGTGAACGACCCGGTGCTCACAAATTCCTACCTCGGGCGATCGCGCGACACGGGTTTCCGCGTCGAAAGGGAGAGATAGCATGGCAAACCCCAATTTTCAATTTGGCTTCAGGCCTATCATCCGGATGGGCGGCTCGCCGTTCAGCGTGACGGAATACGGCAAGGCTGCGGCGGACGTCAATCCAATCTACGCATTCGATCTGGTGGGACACCTGACCGGCGGCGTGCCTGTCCCGCTACCCGAGAACCCGGTGTACAACCTCTCGCGCATTCAGGATGGCTCGCAGCTGACGCCCGGTACCTCGCTCTGGCTCGGATCCAGTATGAGCTACGGTGCCGCGTCGACCGCGAGCGTGCATCCGGTCACCGACGAAATCGATTGCGTGTTTCTCGCGGCATGCGGGCCGGGCGCGACGGCGATCACGACGGCCGCGCATGCCGGGCTCAACGCGCTCGTCAAGCTGGCCGCCGGCAACCCGGCGACGAAGATGTCGAAGTCGGGCGTCGACGACGCGAATATCGCAGTTACGGCCGGCTACGACCTGAAGATCCGGGGTATCGCCATGATCTCCCCGAACGTCGAAGGCCCGAACGCGATCGTCGAAGTCCTGATTAACAAGCACGCGCTGGGACAGGCTACCGCGGCGGTTTAAGGAGACACATGTTCATTCGCACACTATTCCCCGATCTCTACCTGCAAAGCATGTTGCCGGCGATCGACGACGTCGTCATGACGAAGTACTCGCAGTTCCCCGACGAATTCTCGGAAGTGTATCGCATGGAATCGTCCTCGCGCTCGATCGAACAGACGACCGAGGTCACGGGCTTCGGCCAGATGGCGGTCGTGCCGGAAGGTTCGGACACCCGCTACGATGAGGCGCTGCCCGCGTTCAACAAGACGTACAATCACGCGCAGTATTCGCTCGGCTTCAGGTGCACCAAGGTTGCGATGGACGACGACAAATTCGGTGTCGTGCGTAAACTCGCAACGGAGCTGGGCCGTTCGGCGAAGGAGACGAAGGAGGTGACAGCCGCCAACCCGTTCAATACCGGCTTCACTTCCGCGACCGGCCCGGACGGCCAGCCCCTGTTCTCGACCGCGCACCCGCTGATCGGCGGCGGCGTGCAGTCGAACCGCCTCTCGTATGCGACCGATCCCGACGTGACCTCGATGCAGTTGATGCTGACACTCATGCGCACCTCGATCGACCACCGCGGCAAGAGACAGCGCATTCCGCCCCGGAAGGCCATCTTCCCGGCGCCGCTCGAGTTCATCGGAGCCGAGCTGTTGGGCGGTCCCGATCGTCCCGACACGGCGAACCGCGCGATCAATGCGTTCAAGCGGCGCAGCGGGATGCCGTCTTTCGAGACGTGGATGGTCTGGGACTACTTGACCGATCCCGATGCCTGGTTCATCGAGGGCGACGTGCAGGATACGGAGCTTCGGTTCTACAACCGCGAGCCGTTCAACACCGTGCACGACATCGACTTCGATTCGCGGTCGGTGAAGACCGCGGGCTGGATGAGATTTTCGGTTGGTTTTAATGGCTTTTACGGTATCTGCGGCGCGCCGAGCAGCTAGGCGAGGAATGACATGGCTATAGGTGGACAGAAACAAATACCCACGAGATTGACCGGACTCGAGATCACGCCGCGCGGCGCGGGCGCCGGCGGTCACGGGCCGCAGGTCGGCGCGGGCACGACCGTGCCGCTGCGGATCATCCTGCCGGCAGGCCAGTCGGTCAACGCGCTCGAAATTGTGACCTCGGCGGGCGTCGTGCTGTTCTCGATCAGTAACACCGGCGTGCCGAGCGCCTAGGTGAGCGTGAGCAACAAGGCCGTACACCGCAACGTAATCCCCCCGACGCCGGTTGCCGTCGCGGGTACGTTGAATTCGGCGGTCCAGCAGGCGATCTGGG